AAGAGTTTAGTGGATAGTTTGTCGATTAATACCGGTTAAATGCTCAAAGATGAATATCTGTTCGGGAGTCATTTTGTTCAAATGATGCATTAAAAAGTCGGGGCGAAAGAAATATTTCTCTTGCAAAAAATCCATTTGTTCTAATGTAGTCGGACCTTCTCTATTATCTGATTCTATTTCTTCGTCTAGTTTTCTTAGTTCTTCTAAATCTTTTTTAATTTTGGACATAACTAAAACCTTATACTAATTTCTTTCTTAAAGAAAGTGGAAAACCTAGGGGATCAACTAAGCTTTCCACTATTTATATATAGTACATCTTACTTGAAATTACAATTACAAAATATATAACTAAATTATGGGACTACCTAAAGTATTAACCGAACAACAACAAAAGTTCGCCATGTTATTAGTCACTAATGAGGGACGAAAGACACCAACAGAATGTGCTGTCGAAGCAGGATATGCAGAAGGCTCAGCACACGTCAGAGCATCAGAGTTACGAAACCCAAGAAAGTTTCCCCTGGTTGTTAAACATATTGATGAGCTCAGAGCCGAGCTTCAGGAAAAGTATAAAGTGGATTATGGTTCACATATTGCAGAGCTTGCAAAACTAAGAAATGAAGCAAGAGAAAAGGGAGCGTGGTCCGCTGCAATTAATGCAGAAGTAGCGAGAGGTAAAGCTGCAGGGCTGTATATTGAACAGAAAATTATTAAGCATGGAAAATTAGAAGACTTGACAGAGAAAGAATTGGAAGCTAGATTATCCCATATAATAGATGAAAACAAACTTCTATTAGAACATGAGGATATCGACACCTTAAAAGACAAAGTCAAAAATCCTCGAGAAATGAGAAAGGTAAATGAAGATGAAACAACAGAGGAAGAAACTCCAACATCTTGACTTGTTTAGTGGTATTGGTGGTTTCTCTTTAGGACTAGAAACTGCCGGACTTGCAGAGACTGTAGCATTCTGTGATATTGAAGACTACTGTCAAAAAGTTTTAAATAAACATTGGCCTCACGTACCCATTTTTTCAGACATAAAGGAGTTAAATTATGAAACACTTAGAGCAAAAGGAATTAACAACATTGACATCATCACCGGAGGATATCCCTGCCAACCCTTCTCCGTCGCCGGACGTAAAAAAGGTGAGCAAGATCCGAGACACCTCTGGCCAGAGTATTTTAGACTTGTCAAAGAACTCCGACCAACTTGGGTTATTGGAGAAAATGTTAGTGGACACATTAAACAGGGTCTCGACACCGTACTCGAAAACTTGGAAAGTGAAGGTTACTCCACGAGAACGTTTAGTATTTCAGCTTCTAGCATCGGCGCCAACCACAAAAGAGAAAGAGTCTGGATTCTGGCGCACTCCGGACGCTCATTGCGGGAGGGGACCGAGCTCGGAAAAGAGAATGAAAATGAAATTGGAAAAGAAAATGCCAATCAGTTTGAACGATCAAGTAGCACATCCCAATCTAATGTGGCCAACTCCGAGCGCGAGAGATTACAAAGGTCAGAACAGTATGAAACACATACAAGAGAAACCTCGACACAATTCCCAACTGCCGAACAAATTGAAGCAACGGGGTTACATTGGGCAATTGAACCCGACGTGGGTCGAGTGGCTCATGGGATACCCAACAGGATGGACCGACTTAAATCGCTAGGTAATAGTTTGGTCCCACAAATTCCGTTTTTAATTGCAAACTGTATTAAACAAATAGAAGGTGTTTAGTGACGATTGTTAATTTAGATAAATGGAAGAAGGATAAACTGCAAGAGTTTGAGAAATATACTCAAAATAGTGTCCTTGAAATAACTCTCAGTGTTGATGTCAATCCCGCTCGCTTTGAAATCAAACCGGAATGTGAATTCTGGACCGATGATGAAGTAATGTATGGTAGATTATGTAATGTAAAAAACCAAAAGATATTTCTATCTTTTCTAGCTGATTGGTTTTATCAATACTCCGAAGTCATTGATGAAGATGCAGAAGTGGGTATCAATATCAACTTCTTTGGTGAGGATTAAAGCCGCTTCATACTCTTAATACAGCCTTTGGGAAAGACATTTCTATCCCCCAGGGTATAACCTTCTTCCTGATTGTGGTAGTAGGTTGCAAAGGTAATAACCTTATTTTCATCCTCATAAAATAAATAACCTTCAGATACTGCTAGCTGCGGTTCCATCTTTTTTGTGGTCTCCACAGAGCCCCAACCCGTCTCACCGGATATATCCAACCATTCAATCCTGTATTTCTTCCAAGGGAATTTCTTAAACATACTCTCACTATAAGGGATATTTTAGGCAAATCCAATTTCAAAATGAAAATCCAAAAACCTACGCGCGCCAAGTAGCAGAAAGCTAAAAGTGTTGAAAAATATAGTATTTTTTCACTTGGACTATCTACAACTCTACCACGTCTACCACGGCCGTGGTAGACCAAAATCGAGCTATTCTTATTGAAAAATAAGGTGTTTTCTCACTCTACCACCACTACCGGGGGTATACCCCCTAAACTTCAAAAAAAAAAATCGATTTGCCTAAATCCACTCTTATAGGGACGGTAGCCACGATCCACGTTCCACGATAAGATATTCTTGAAAAGTGGTGCGAAAGTTTTATACTCACTTTCAGAAAGAATGATTGAAAAAGTAACAGATATCACGATTGAAGAAACACGTGCTCAAATCGCTTGTATGCTCAACGAATTATGGCATTCGCGATTACCGGTCCTTCATTGGTCGAATGTGGTAAGACCAGGGCGATATGCCTGTTATGTCTTTAAATACCGGCAAGCGGTCATCGGAACGGGTATTTGGTCAAGGGCTGTAGCGGGAAATCGCTTTAAAAATGAGGAAGAAATACTAGAGCTGCGCCGATTGGCCTTGTCCGACGTCTGTCCCAAGAACACCGCAACGTTCGTTTTATCCAAAATGGCAAAGTTAATTAAACAAAAGTTCCCCCAGGTTAAACGCCTGATATCCTATCAAGATACCGCGGTTCACTCAGGAACAATCTATAAAGCTGCAAATTGGACAGCGACAACGGACGTTCCGTTACTCGATTGGACCAATGCCAAAAGAAAACGAAACGACCTTCAGTCACAATCACCAAAAATTCGGTGGGAATATCAACTATAAAGTTCTTCGAATGAAATTCGGGAATCGTCCTTCTTGTTTAAAAGTCATATAAGCAGCGTACCAATCCTTCTTATACTCGGCCTGGCAGAAATCCTTAATGTCTTCGTCTTTATCTTTTTTCGGTTTAAAGAAATTCAAGAAGTGATCCATGGATCTTTTCGTTAAGTTAAACATTTCGTTATCTCCTTTCATGGGCGACTTTTTAACACAAAGTCAAGCAAAAAGAATTGTTTCTTTGGTAAATCAGCTATGCTAAAATGCACACAGAAAGATGACAGACATTAACAGGAAAGGTAAACTTCGTGTAGATGGGGATACAATCTATAGAAATCTAGTCAATTTTGATAACAGTATTCACTCTGTCATCTTTCGACTAAAGGACGTCTTCTAATAATCCCGCTTGAACACAGGTAAATTTTAATTCCGCGCCGGTATCGGCGAGGTCTTCTCTCACTAATTGGAAATATTCATTGCACGTTGCATAATCTGGGAAAATAACTTCGGACCCCATGCGTACGCATTGTTGGTCCACGTTGGGCGTGCCGAGACACACCAAACCCACTAAAAAGAATTTTAACATTAGTCTTGATATAAAGGCTTATCAATATAACCGCCTTTATATTTTCCCCTAGTATCCGCTCTTTTTTCTAATTCCAGAGCTGCTTTGTTTTTTACTTCATCAAATAGATTAGATAATTCTTTTGTTCTTTTTTTATCAGAAAAGAAATCCGTCCCAAATAATCCGTTGTATAATTTTCTTAAAATAGGTTGATATTTTTTATCAGCCTTCTCTACATAATCAGAATACATCATCATATGATCACCTTTGGTTTGTTCAAAATCTGTATTTTCTTTTAAGAGTTCAATCCCCCGGTGTTGAAATTCATGTTCATACGCTTTTTCGGCAGGAAGAGTTTCTAAATATTCTTTTACTAAATTAGCTTCTTTGTCAGAAAAACCTAATTGTTCTTTTAAACCTCCGACACTGTAAATATTTTTAATATCGGATTTTGGTTCGATATACACGACATCTTCTTCTAAACCTCTTTTTTCTATTTCTTCATAGAGTTCAGGTACTTTACCCAAGATTTTTTTTAAAGTATCACTTTGATTTTTAGATTGAAAATCTGTGGTTCTATAATCTCCTCCGGTAAATCTTTGTACTAATACCGAAGGGTCATATCCATATTGGAATAAAGGATCAGATTTTAATAAAGCATCCAATCCTTTATTTTCCATTCCCAGTTTTTCAACGGCTCGAAAGCTAGGTGATATTTTTTTATTCGCCATTAAAGTCCTTGATCGATTTGTCCATAGTATTGGTCCACTCGTGCTAAGAATTTATGTTTCCAATCTCTTAGCTGAGCACCAGAAATAATCCATTCCTGGTAATAATTATCAACACTACACATCATAATCATGGCCTTGTCAATTTCTGTTTTGTAGACAAAATCGTGGGCCATACTATAGGCAGCTAACTGCATAAAGTAATCCTCGATCCACGCTTCTTGTTTCGGCTTATTCGTTTGCTTAAAATCCACCACGGTCACTTCCCCTTCATGTTGGCAAATAAGGTCCGCGGAGCCCGCATACAAATTCGGGTAGTACATCAGGGCCTCAATACCGTAATACCCCTCTATACGGCCCTCTAAACCGTTTTTAATGATGGTTTTAGCCATACTTTCAGCCTGTTTTCCCGCCGGGGTTAAATCAGCAAAGCCTTCGCCGGAAATCCACCCTTCAATTTGATGGTGCATGGACGTTCCTCGGGCCGATGCATCTTGGACAATTTTGCGAGCTTGCTCTTCGCCGACCTTCTTCTTCCAACTATCCAGAAACGATTTGTCTTTGGTGTTGCCTAGTATTGTTGTAACAGAAGGTAATGATACTGCATCATCAACACCAGCGACATCATAAGTACGATACCCATTTTCATGGTTATTGTTCTGGATGAACGACTTCGGATAAGTGAACGTCTCTAGCTTTTCCATCTGG